CAGTTAGCATGACTACCAATAGTGGAGATGGTAGTGATTATGATATTTCAGGAACAGATCGATCTAATACTTACACTAATGCATCAGATCCTGGTATTGCAGTTTATGAGGGTGACACAATCACCTTTGATAACTCTGCTTTAGGCGGAAATCACCCAATGTACATCAGGGTATCTGATGGCGGTGCTAGTGTTTCAAGTCCTGCTGCTACTGGAGAAGGCACTGATACAGTTTCGTGGACTCCTACTACTGCTGGTACATATTACTATCAGTGTAGTGTTAGTGGTCATCAAGGGATGATTGGAACCATCACAGTTACTGCTGCTCCCACAGGCGATTCTGCTATCACAGCACATCCTTTATGGTTCCAGGATGCTCCCGGTGCTTATGATAGTACTAGAACTATTGAATCTGAAGTTAATTATGTCGCGATTAGTACTTCTTATAGACGTTTCCCTACTTTGGACTATGGATACATTGGTGGAGCGACAGATCTTTCTTGGGATACAAAGGGATGGGGGCATGACCAAACTTTTTATATAAAATCAGAAAATGATGCCACGTATACAGTACCATTTACATTAAATGTTGCTCCGGGAAGAACTCATAATGGTAGTGGGTATCTTGAAAATCCTTATTATGACTACACAGTTCCTCAGGATGGTTCTAGATCAGCTTTAAATCTTCGCATTTATAGGGAGGATAATACTGTACCATCAAAGATTGCTGGTATAAGAGTAAGGGATTTGAATAGTACTGGATGGTCTGAGAGTGATACCTTTACAATTCCAGGAACAGCAGTGGGTGGTACTTCTCCTACTGATGATATTCCAGTAGGTGTTAGCACTGATGAATCATATCCTGGTGCTTCTGATGGAACTGCATCTTTGCATGTAACTAACTTTGGTGCTGGGGTAAATGCTTATGTAAAAAATCCTGCTGCTAATCAGATAATGTTTAGACTTGAAAATGATGCTACTAAAACTTATGGTACTACATATCAACTAATTGAATTATCGGATGATCATACAATTAGATTGGTTTCTGGTTCTAGTCTAAATTTCTTAGGATTTGATCCTAAGAGTGGTGTTCAAAGTTATAGAGGACGTTGGGGTGGCACCGCAGGACTTGACTGGTCGCAAAATTATGGGGATGAACTCAGAGCTGATAGTGCTGTGGATACAGTAAATATGATGGATTTTGCTACATCATCAACACCAACAGCATATCCTCTTAAAATTGTTACATATAGAGCACAGTCACCACAAGATACTGATTTTGCTATCATTAGTTTCGTTCAAACTATCAATGGTATTGATACAACCTATGCTACATGGTTCTATCACAAAGGAAATAATTATGGAAATGGTATTTGGGATCTGGATCATGTATGGCAAGGAGGATTGACGACAATTACTCCTACAACAGCTCAAGACTATTCCTTGATATTTACAACATCCAGTAATCATCCTAACGATCAAGGTCATGAGCAGGAGGATGCTTCAGACGTGCAATCGGAGCGTATCATGAGAGAAGCACTGTACGGATACTTTAGAAGTCCCACAACCTCTAATAGTTACGGGTATAGTCAATCATATTGGAGTTCCAATATGTGGACAAATAATGATCTCTCTGCTGCTAGTTCAACTGTAACTCCATATTTCAGACATCATGAGTATGATGATTTCAATCAACCTAATGATTTTAATTTAGATTATAGAATGTATGCAGGCAATCAGAATGATTATGACGCACAGAAAAATAAATCTGTGCCTGCCGCAGCGAATTATTATAGACCACTGAAAGGATTACCCATTGATGTTAGCCTTGCCCCATGTCCTTACTATCTACCAGATGATTTTGTTATGATCCCATTTGATATTTCTCCTGGTATGGCTAGTATTAGACCTGGCGATACTGTGACAATTAGCGGAAGCGAAGTATACGAAGTTGTTCGTGCTTCATATGAAAATAATGATGAAACCTATGATGGTATTACTGACAATAGAACTAGAGGAATTATCTTTGCTGCGAGGACAACTTAATGGCAGACTTTAATTTAGAGACCGGATACGAGGTGCCAATCGGCACCTCCGTTCAACAGATTTTAACTACAGCACATCAACCAACAACTCTCACTAATATAGCAGTGAATGATGCTAGTGTTTTGACTGGAAATGCTGCGAGAATTCTAAGTGATTATGTTCCAGTCGATTGGACTTTGAATTTATCCAATGGTTCTATTACACTAGGTAGACCCATCGAACAACTACCACCTCCAAATCGTCGTGATGAAGGGCAGTTATATCCTAGACACAATAAATAATTAAAAACTATGTCAAGAATTAAAGTAGATGAAATTTGTAACTTCGCAGAGAATGGTGCTGTCGAAGCGATCGAAGGTATCACAGTAGCATCTGGTAAAAAGTTAACTCTTCTGGGTGCCAGAACTATTACTAATGCTACAGATACCGGAACTGCTGGTGAGGTTTGTTGGGATGCTGATTATCTTTATGTCTGTGTAGGAGTTGATACATGGAAAAGAACTGCCCTCACTACGTGGTAAATAAATGTCAAGACTAAGAGCAGACGAAGTATTAAGTAAGGATGCATTAGGACCATTCCTTGCAACAAAGGGGATTAACGTTCCTGTTGGGAAAAATATTACCTTTAATGATCTGAGTGAAACTACAGTTCTTGATGGAACGTCACTTACTACCTCAACATTAACTTTAGATCAAGTAAATATAGGATATAATAATAGTTCTCCTGCTACAAATGCTGTTAGGCTGGGGACAGCTCAGGAACTTACGATCTATCATAATAATTTACCTGCAGTATCAACTATTCAATCTGATAAATTAATTATTAGAGCCAAGCAAGGGCTAGAAGATCCTTATATTACATGTACTCAGGGCGGAAGTGTAGAACTTAGATATTCAGGAACACCAAGATTTGAAACTACTTCTGACGGAGTTAGTATCAGTGGGAATATAACATCGACATATTTGTCAACTAATTCTTCGGGACTTACATCAACATACTTAAATACAACTTCTACTGGAGCAGCGGTAACAGGAAGCACATCATCTACTGATGGATGGGCAGGCACTACATCGTCTGCAGGCGTCCTAGGTGGTCTTGCAATGGCATTTAGTTGTGGTATTAATGGTAGAATTGGATTGCCTTCTGTAAACTCTACAATGGTCTTTGGTGGTTCTGAATTTCAGGGTCAGGATGATCAAGAAGGAGTTGTAATGCCTTATGCTGGTAAAGTATATGCAGCTACAGTTCATACCGAAGGTCAGACTAATAGTTTGCGGTTAGCACTCTCCATCAATGGGGATATAACTAATACCACTAATACTTTATTAATGAATGGAACAGCAGCAGCACAGGATTTTTCTGTTATTCAAGACTGGAGTAGTTCCCCAGTAACGTTCTCGGCAGGAGATAGAGTAAATTTCAGAGTATCATATGTTAATGTTACTCAATTAGAAGTAGTAACAGTTACATTTTTCGTAAAGTTCGATTAAAGGCTTGACAAAAAGTCGATCATGCTATATACTATGTAAAGAAACATTACGGAGTGTAACATGACTGTAACAACTGAAGACGGTGGACGTACAAACATGTATGCCACAGAACCTACCATGTATATGACAAAGGAAGCACTTGACAGATATGGTATTGAGACCTATGCTGAACGTGCCGAGAAGTTGAACGGTCGTGTTGCTATGCTAGGATTTGTTTCGGCAGTAGTCTCATACGCTTTTAGTGGCAGTGTTTTCTTCTTCGGTGCATTTGGATTCTGATTAAGGAGACCCTTGACTATTAATGACTAACCCCAATCAACTTTATGAAGACATGGAGCGGTTAAATGCTCTCTATGAAGAACTCTGCTGGGGGCATCATGATGAATTAGTATTCACTCATGAAAACGGTAGAGTAATTATTTACAACAAAACTCAGGAGCAAAAACAATGAACGAAAACGCAGAACGTATTAACGGTTGGGCAGCAATGATCGGAGTCATTGCAGCAATGGGTGCTTATGCATCTACAGGACAAATCATTCCGGGAGTATGGTAAATGTTAATATTTGCATCGGGTCTGGTACTTCTTTTTGTTATTAACGCAGTCTTATCTGATATTGATGTAGATGATGACGACCATTTTGATGGTGGTATGATGGTTCCTGCCACGCAAGGCATTTAATATCATATCAACATATACTTATAAAATCATATAAATTCTACCTAAATACCCTATATGGGTATTTTTTTATGAGATCAATTAATGTCTGGATCTTAAAAGATGATGGTTCCACATGCTGGCATACCATACCCTGGGGGAAAAAGTATCTTGATGATATACGACAATTAGGTCGTATAATTTTTTCTTCCGTTTAACCTATACAAAATTAAAACTATGACCAACGATAAGGAACTGTCAGATCTCAAACTTGAGAGAAAAGAATGTCCTAAATGTGGTGCTATTTGGATCAATGGAAATCATATCTGGCGAGGAACTGCTAATGAAGGTAGCGAATTAGACCTGGCAGGATTGGTATGTAATAAGTATGCCAATAGTGAATGCATCAACCCTTCTAGGGGTCTTGATGGCGGAGACACATGGGCATATCGCTCTGGTTATATTGACGGAGCAATGACTGAGAAGAAAAAGTCCATGGAACAACTCAGAGATCTGGGCAAGGACTTAGACTTCTAAAGATAAGTAGTTATACTTATCAGTAGGGGGTTGACGGATCCAGGGTTTGGTGTTATTATATATACATCAGCAAGTTAAGAGACCAACACATTTCTTAACTGTTCGTAACACTCCTCAAACCAAGACCTATAGGGTGTATAAACACGTCTTTAATATCTCTGCCTAGGGCGCAGAGAAATAGTAACTCCACCATTCCCTGATGGTCTTACTTTTTTTTAAAAACAATGTCAACTCTTTCAAGGCAACAACAATCTACCTCTTCGTGGGAATCTTTCTGCGAGTGGGTAACCTCAACAAACAATCGTCTTTATGTCGGTTGGTTTGGTGTACTGATGATCCCAACACTGTTGGCGGCAACCATCTGCTTCATCGTTGCATTCGTAGCAGCACCTCCCGTCGATATCGACGGCATCCGTGAACCCGTCGCTGGTTCACTCATGTACGGTAACAACATCATCTCTGGTGCTGTTGTACCCTCCTCCAACGCTATTGGTCTTCACTTCTACCCCATCTGGGAAGCAGCATCTTTGGATGAATGGCTTTACAATGGCGGTCCTTTCCAATTGGTAGTCTTCCACTTCCTGATCGGCATCTATGCCTACATGGGACGTGAATGGGAACTGTCATACCGCTTAGGTATGCGTCCATGGATCTGTGTAGCATATTCTGCTCCAGTCGCTGCCGCGAGTGCAGTATTCCTCGTCTATCCTTTCGGTCAAGGTTCTTTCTCCGATGCTATGCCTCTTGGTATCTCTGGTACTTTTAACTATATGCTTGTATTCCAAGCAGAACACAATATCCTTATGCACCCGTTCCACATGCTCGGCGTTGCTGGGGTATTCGGTGGATCTTTGTTCTCTGCTATGCATGGAAGTCTTGTTACTTCTTCACTCGTCCGTGAGACGACTGAAACTGAGTCACAAAACTACGGTTACAAGTTCGGTCAAGAAGAAGAAACATATAACATCGTCGCAGCCCATGGTTACTTCGGTCGTTTGATCTTCCAATACGCTTCATTCAACAACTCACGTTCATTGCACTTCTTCCTTGCTGCATGGCCTGTTGTTGGCATCTGGTTCACTGCCCTTGGCGTGTCCACGATGGCGTTCAACCTCAACGGTTTCAACTTCAACCAGTCCATCCTTGATGGTCAGGGTCGTGTGCTCAACACCTGGGCAGACGTATTGAACCGTGCAGGTTTGGGTATGGAAGTTATGCATGAGCGTAACGCACACAACTTCCCCCTGGACCTTGCTGCTGCTGAGTCCACTCCTGTTGCACTCACAGCACCTACCGTAGGCTAATATGCCTGATGGTAGTCTTCACCCCATCACATTATATGTGGTGGGGTTTTTTATAGGTATTCTTACTATTGTCGTTCCGCTACTCTGTGTGCTACTATTATGATTGGTAATCTCGAACCGGAAGAAAACGTTATGTCTAACATGACACAGGATGAATTATGGGATACAATTGCAAGACTTGGATGGGACGTAAGAAATGACAACATCGTTATTGAGATTGGTGGTACTTGTGTTTCTGGGATTGATGTTGGTGATGATTATAACCGCAAATGGCAGTCCCCAATAGGTACTCGCAAGTATAATAAGGACGCATTCATTGTTCTTAAAAATCTTTCTCGTAATGATGACACTAAGTCTCAACCTATGGATCGGGAACATAAACCCCAACATCCATATGAACCGGTTCAACCACAAGATATTACTGTTAATATGGATGGTGGTGTAGGTGGTTCATGGACTGTTGAAGAAATGAAACAGACCGATGATGAATTAAATTATGATACTTCTGGAAAATGACACAAGTAATTGATCCCTCAGACGAACGGTATTTTACTAAAACGTCTGATGCTCCATATGATCGTCACACATACAACATTGTATTTTCTAACGGTCAGTCGGAGCACTACCCTTCATGGGAACAAGTACAATCTAGATGGTTTGAAGCACCTACACAATTTCTATCTCATATAGAAGTGATGGATGTAAAACAATCAAAAGGTTTTCAATGATATCAGAAAACACACCAAATAAACTTGCCGAGATCATTAGAGATACTTGGCCGCAATTATTTCACTTAAAAGGTTTTAAAAATGGTCGCATCAACACTACAACAACAAAGGAGGGGGTGGTTTGACATCCTCGATGACTGGCTTAAACGGGATCGTTTCGTTTTTGTTGGCTGGTCTGGACTTCTTCTTCTACCCACTGCTTATCTGTCTATTGGGGGTTGGCTTACTGGCACAACTTTCGCTACGAGCTGGTATACCCATGGACTCGCTAGTTCCTATCTTGAGGGTGCAAACTTTCTTACAGCGGCAGTTAGTACTCCAGCTGACGCTATGGGTCATTCTCTTCTTCTTCTCTGGGGCCCTGAGGCTCAGGGCAGTTTCGTCCGTTGGATCCAACTTGGGGGACTCTGGAATTTTGTGGCACTCCACGGAGCATTTGCCCTCATTGGTTTCATGCTTAGGCAGTTTGAACTTTCTCGCCTGATTGGTATCAGACCTTACAATGCGATTGCTTTTTCTGGTCCTATTGCTGTATTCGTCAGTGTTTTCCTCATCTATCCTTTGGGACAGTCCTCTTGGTTTTTCGCGCCGTCCTTTGGTGTCGCGGCGATCTTCAGGTTCTTGCTGTTCCTTCAGGGATTCCACAACTGGACGCTAAACCCTTTCCACATGATGGGTGTTGCTGGTATACTTGGTGGAGCACTACTATCAGCAATCCATGGCGTTACTGTTGAGAATACATTGTATGAAGATGGAGAACAATCAAACACATTTAAAGCGTTCGATTCCACACAGGAGGAGGAAACCTATTCGATGGTTACTGCAAACCGTTTCTGGTCGCAGATCTTCGGGGTTGCGTTTAGTAATAAGCGTTGGTTGCACTTCTTTATGCTGTTTGTTCCTGTCATGGGTCTTTGGGTCTCTTCTATTGGCATCATTGGGCTTGCTCTTAATCTTCGTGCTTATGATTTTGTGAGTCAAGAGATTCGTGCAGCAGAAGATCCTGAGTTCGAGACGTTCTACACTAAGAACATCCTATTGAATGAAGGACTACGTGCTTGGTTGGCACCTGCTGATCAACCACATGAGAACTTCATCTTCCCTGAAGAAGTTCTTCCTCGTGGTAATGCCCTTTAATAAGAACTCTTGTTATTAAAACTTTCACCCTAACCGTTAATAAGACCATGATCAAATCACTATTCAGTTTTATATTTGCTGCCATTATGTGGGTACAAGTCCCACAGTGGAGTGATGATTGGTCTAAGTGTGCTGTAGATGTGCCTGACACAGCATGTCATTGGTACATCACAGCACCTGATAACACCTTTGGTGAAGGATTTAGTTGGGCGAATGCCCCTTGGTTCAGTGCTGAAGGTCTCCTAGACATTGGAGAACTTCATAACACAGTTCAATCATTGCAGGAAGCATGAATAATACCGACCACCTCTTCTTGACAGGGGTGGTTTTTCTGTTATAATTACATATATAAAAGATTTTTGGATATGAAATTTATAGGTCTACGATTAGATGACCATGACTCAAATATTACATATACTGATGGCACGAAAGTTAGATATACTAATTGCGAGAGAAACTTCCAACATAAGCATCATGGTCTTAATGATTTAAATACATGGGTTGGTGTTATTAAAAAATGGAAAGTAAATCCATCTGAAGTTGATGCGATTGCAATTGTTATGGATAAATTTTTACATACTGATGTAATCTATAATGAAGATGATTTGTTTTCTATTATAGAATTAAAAATTTTCAGAGTTCTTGGATTTGAATGTCCTATTTACAGAGTAGATCATCATTATTCTCATGCGTTAAGTGCATGGCCCTTAGGAATTAAACCAACAGTTAGTATTGTTTCTGATGGTTTTGGTGATGGTAAAATTAACTTCTCAGTTTTTAGGGACGATAAAATTGTTAATAGGTTTAGAGAATCTAATAATAGAACAGACTATAAACCTTTCGAGAGCATTGCTATGATATTAAGTGGTGTTGGTGGTGCAATAAGAATGGATGGCAATCCATTAGATCATGCTGGTAAAATTATGGGACTGAAAGCTTATGGTTCTTCAGTCTCAGTAAAAAGAAACATGTTTAATTTGGAAAATATTTCGCAAGCATGGAGATCTTTTGATTGGGAATCAGTTAATATTAATAACCTTAAAGATTTTGATAAAATATGTTCTTGGGTATCGAAAGCACATACATTCTCGGAGAGAGTATACGTTGATACTTTTGTAAAATATACAGATGAAGATGATGTTATCTGTTATAGTGGTGGTGTAGCACAGAACACAGTAATTAATAGTGAGATTAAAAAAGTTAGACCTAACTTACATATTCCTCCTCATTGCAATGACTCTGGGTTATCTCTAGGTGCTGTAGAGTTTCTTAGAAAGTATTATGATCAGGAAGAATTTGATACTACAGGATTTCCTTTTTGGCAGGATGATGAGGCACCAGAAACTATTCCTAGTAAAAAAACTATTAAAGATGCTGCAGAAAGGTTGGCGCGAGGGGAAATTATTGGGTGGTATCAGGGTCACGGTGAAGTTGGTCCCAGAGCATTAGGAAACAGAAGTATTTTAATGAACCCATCTATTTCTAATGGTAAAGATTCAATCAATTCTAAAGTAAAACATAGAGAATTTTATAGACCCTTTGGTGCATCTGTTCTTGAGGAGAAATCTTCGCAGTACTTTAACTTCCCCCATCACTCTCCTTACATGCTTTATGTTATGGATATGATTGATACAGAATTATATCCTTCAGTTACACATGCTGATGGAACTTGTAGGGCACAGACAGTTTCTCCTGACCTTGAAGTTTACTATTCACTTATTGAAGAATTTGAAATGCTTACTGGAATTCCGATGTTATTAAATACATCTTTAAATGTTGGTGGTAAACCTATTGCATCATATAAAAGTAATGCATTAGATCTTTGGTGCAATACACAACTTGACACACTAGTATTTGGAGACGAGGTATTTTCTAATGATTGATTTTGTAGAAGTTAAAATTCAAGACATTGATAGACTTAAGAAATTCAGTGATGATCTTATCTTAGCTAAAAATCTTAAAAGTACAAAAAGATTGGTGCCATGGTATTACACACCAGAAACTACCACAAGTAGATTTCCTCAATTCTCTCATAACATGTTTGGGAGAGAGGATGTAAGACCAGTGTCGAAATACTTTAATTTTTTCTATGAAATTGTTGACCGCACATTTAAATCCGAGGGCATTAAATATGATGGTTGCATCAGAGCATGTTTAAATGCAACTTGGCACATTCCTGGATATAAATTTGGATGCGATCCTCATGTGGATAACTATGAAAATCATTATAGTACTATCTTATATCTTAATGAAGTTGAAGGTAATACTGTGCTTTTTGATGCTGAACATAAACAGGATGGTGGAGATGTGATTTCTGTGGGCGATCACGACTATAAATTAGATGGAGGTACTTTAGATTATGATGATGTAGATTGGGAAAACAATCCAATTCCAATCAAACATGAAGTTGCTCCTGAATTTGGTAAGATGCTTATCTTTAATGGAAAGTATTTACATGCACTCAGACCAACTTCTCCAGGAAATCTTAGGATGATTAGTGTATTCAATGTTGGATTTTAAAATAGGTATTTAAAATGAAAGTAATCGTAGAAGGTAAGGTAAAAACTGTATACGCTGGTGATGATGCTGATCGTGTCATCATTGAGTATCATGATAGAGTGACAGCAGGTAACGGCGAGATGGTTGATCATCCTTTAGGTAAAGGATCTCTCTGCTGTAGCATCTCATCTATTATTTTTGAAAAACTTTCCAAAGAACTTATTCCCAATCATTATATCAATATGGTTGGTGCTAATAAGATGATCTGTAAGAAGGTAGACATCGTTCCACTAGAAGTTATCTGTCGCAATCGTGCTGCTGGATCTATTGTTAGAGAGACAACTCTTCAAGAAGGTGCGCCACTACCACATCCTATTGTAGAATTTTTCTTAAAGGATGACAGCAAGCATGATCCTCTACTCACACCTGACCGTGTGAAATTGATGGGATATGATCCTGAACCTTTCGTTGAGATGACACTACGGATCAACGATTACCTTCGTCAGATGTTTTATATCATGGGTATTGACCTGGTTGACTTCAAGATTGAGTATGGTTATACTGCTCATGGAGAACTGATGCTGGCTGATGAGATTAGTCCTGATTGTATGAGACTATGGAAGATCGGTAGTGATGAAAGATTTGATAAGGATCTATTCAGAAACGATGAGGGTGATATTGTTCCTGCTTATCGTGAGATCCTTGACCGACTACAACCACTTGCTATTCAATGAAAAAATCATCACGAACTATTGTAGGTGCAGTCATAGCCCTCCTTGCATTACCTTTGATACTTATGTTGATATGGAATGCTGTCATACCAGGTATTTTTGGATTACCAACTTTGGGATACTGGTCTGCAATGGGATTGTATATGGTTTGTAGTTTATTATTTAAATCATGAAGCACGAAATCCCTGAAGAGATTAAGAAGAATGCATTTGCTTGCTTCGGTAGTTTAAATCAAGCAGAGCGAGCAGTTGTCCTACTAGGTGACGAAGCATACCGTGAGTCATTAGACCTTGACAACGATGATGCACCCTGTTGGGTTATGAAATCTGGTGAGACCTATGGGTTCGTAGGTTGGAACCCTATATGTGTCCCTACCATGGACTACATCGTATGGAAATTAAAGTACCGTGAAGGTATTATCAACGGAGAGATTTATTAAATGAATGAATTTAATATCACTCCTCAAACATACATTGATATGAATAAGGAGTTTGAAGAAGATGGAACACCATTTACAATTTCTATTCCTACACAGGAACAGATTGATAAGCATCGCTCACAACCATCATCACACGTTGGTGTTGTACATGAACACGATATGGTTGCCGCAATGTGGGCAGAGCATAATAGGATAGAGGAAGAACGTAAACTACAACTCGAACTTGACCTTGACCTATGAAGTTGAATAATACTGTGCCAATTTCAACTTTTAATTCCAAAAATCGCCCTAAAAAAATTCGGGCAAATTTTTACTCAAAAAGGTTTTTTTCATGAATAAAGGATTTTCACCATCAGAACACCCAGAAAAGCAAATCAAAGATATCGGAGCAGCGATTAAACGGAAAACTAAAGAACTTAAGAATGTCCTGAGGAACCCTGTAGTGATTGCCGCCCACCTTGACAAACCTGCTAGTGATGATATATAATAAATAAGAACACAATACAGGTTGTAAACCATGGACCGTGCATCTTTAATTAAGAGGATTCAATTTGTTCTTTTTGATGAATATGATGAAAGTCCATCAGTATTGAACGCCAAGTTTTTTGGTGGATACTACAATGACATGACTATTGAAGAACTATTGGATTACTATGAGGAATTGAAACATGAGAGTAAAAATCTACAGTATCAGTAATTGCAAATACTGTACTATATTGAAAGAAACTTTAAAAACGTCACAAATTCCTTTTGATGAGGTTAAAGTTCGTAGGTTATCAGAGACTACTGGTGAAGGTATGCCATTTGATGAGTATGTTGAACTAGAACCAGATGTTGAATTTGCAAAAAAATGCATTTTCCCTCAAGTTTATATCGACGATAATTATATCGGTGATATGAAGGACACATTGAATTATCTTTTTAATGAAACTAAATAAAAGTGTAGAAACAATGACGAGGGGGAAGAAATCTTGTGTTCCAGATTTTGGGATTTCTTCCGAAAGAGTTCTAAAATTTAGAAAAAGAGAATATACCTTTCACCTCGACTTTTGGGTGAAGATCAAAAAATTATCGGGAGACAACCAATGATTTCAATAGCTCTTTTCTGTTCAGGGTTCTTAATAGTATTATTCAGTGCTGTAGGTTTTGGGTTTGGTTGGATGGGTAGAGAATATTATGAAAATACAATCGTTCATAATAGATTATCAGATCATCCTGAGATGATTGATGATAATGGCAATCCAATTCAAACTGATTTGTATTCTGTGAGGTTTGTTGTAGATGAGGAGGATGACGACTAATGATTCTTGTTGATATGAATCAGACTATGATTTCTAACTTAATGGCGCAAATTAAGTTTTCTGGAAATCTAGATGAAAACTTTATGAGACATATGGTACTATCAAGTATCAAATCATATGAGAAAAGGTTTTCTGCTGAGTATGGTGAGTTAGTATTATGCTATGACTCCCGCAAATACTGGCGCAGGGAGTTTTTTCCATATTATAAGCAAAATAGGAAAAAAGATCGTGAGAAATCTGGTCTTGACTGGAATAAAATCTTTGAATGTCTAAATGCCATTCGTGATGAAATTCGTGATCTTTTCCCTTACAAAGTTATTGAAGTCGATGGTGCTGAAGCAGATGATATTATCTCTGTGATGACTAAGCACTATACTGAAGGTAAAGTGTTAATTCTTTCAGGTGATAAAGACTTCGTTCAGTTGCAGAAGTATTCTTATGTAACTCAGTATAATCCCGTCCAGAAGAAGTTCATCAATTTCAGTCGTTCTGAAGTTGCTGAGTTCATTAACGAGCATGTATTAAAAGGAGACCGTTCTGATGGTATTCCAAATATCTTGTCTCCTGATGATACTTTTGTGACAGGAAAACGTCAAAGACCATTGAGTAAGAAAGTTATTGCTAGTTTCATGGGTAATGACGCTCATGATATTTGTGATGACGACCAGTATCGTAATTTTAAGAGAAATAGGATTTTGATCGACTTTGATTACATTCCTAAAACCCTTGAAGAGAATATCTTGTCTCATTACAATAGTCTAAATAACACTAAGAAGGCAGTCCCACTGGAGTATTTTAGAAAATACAATCTGAATGACCTGATGACTGAATTTTGTTTTTCAAATAGTAATTTACCTTGGATTAAAAAATGAAACTATTGATTTCTGAAGTCTTACAAAAAGTAAGCAATGCTAAAACGAAGGTTGAGAAGGTTAAACTTCTTCAGCAATATAATAGTGACACTCTCCGAATGCTTCTAATTTGGAATTTTGATGAAAGTATTTCTAGTGCTGTTCCTGAAGGTGAAGTACCTTATACCGTTAATGATGCTCCTGCAGGAACAGAACATACTTCTTTAGAGCATGAATCACGATTATTCTTCCACTTTATTAAAGGTGGTAATGAAAACTTGACTAAAGCAAAACGTGAGAATATGTTTATTCAACTTCTTGAAGGACTTCATAAAGATGAGGCAGAAGTTGTTTGCATGGTTAAGGACAAGAAACTTGGTAAACGTTATAAAGTTACTAAGGCAGCAGTTTCTGAAGCATTCCCCCAAATCAATTGGGGAGGTCGCTCTCAGTGAAGAGTTTAGAAACCGATTGTGATGCATCACTATCACAAGATAAAGGTCTTCCTACTAATGCCTTTCTAATTGAATATAAAATAGATGGGTTGACTAAATTTGATATTGTTATGGCAGGCAAAAAGTCTGAAATTTTTGATCATTACTATGATAATTATCGTCATGATCTTGTAAATATTACTCAATGTGAGGGCAGGATTAGTCCCAAACTTTATAATTACAAACCAAAAACGTAAGATTAAAATGTTATCTACCCAGTATAGACTTCGCTTAGAATTTATTTGTAAATGTATAGCAAATAATGAAGATGTAAAACTAGATGACATGATCTGGGCACAGAAACTTGCCAAAGCAAATACATCTGCCAATGAGATGTTAAAGATGGCACGTCGCCAAGCAGCACAGGATATCCAAGAAGGCAGTACAGACGATTTTCTGAATAGGATGGGTTTAGGAGATCCCGATCCATCCAATCACAAAAAGGGATTTACTGATGCTGACGATATCAAGAGTTGGTTTCACCAAGACAAACCTGATGACTGGAGACAGCGAGACTAATGCCAAGTGAATTCGATTACGTTGAAGCACCTACTGAAGGTGAAGTTGATAAGTGGGGGTTTACAATAAAACCTTCCATATCCGATACCGAGGTTATCATCAGATGCCTTAAAAATGCCCCCTGTGGGATTGATAAAAAACAAGCAGAACGAATTACTAAAGATTATGAAAGCAAAAATTAGAGCACAAGTAAAATCTAAGTGGTATTACATCTTTTGGGGAACTGCTACAGTATCAGTTGTTCTTGGGCAATTGTATGTCGGCACTGGGTATCGTCTTCTTCATGGTGATATACGACAACTACTGAATAATGTTGATGGTGTTCTTCTTCATAGGGATGATACTTCTTATGGAGATCTTTTGTGACTAAGAAAGAATATAAACAACTGCTACTGGATCATTTCACGGAGCGGTTAAATAAACTCACTGCAAAAGAACTCAAAGAACTTGCTGCGAGACACACATGAAGGATTATGTTTGTATCCCCATGTGGGATCCTATTTTCGAGATGATGCGCTATTATTGGGTGCATAAGTCAGAAAAGGATCCTGAGCAATTCGTGAAAAATCTTAATCCAGAGCAAGAACGACTATGAGTAGTAAGATGCTATTCCTAGTTGACATTGGTAATGGTAGATGTCTTAGTCACGATGGGTACATTCAAATTGGTATTTTCTCTCATAGTGTAGAAAAGCACCTTGAGTTAAATCCCGAACAAGAATGGCAGGTAACATATTGGATGCCTGATCCATTCTGTATCAGATATCCAAGAGCAAATTATCAACATACTATGAAGGCAAACGAAGGTTCACCCAGAACTGACAATGCTGGTGATAGTAGACCAAGAGACTTCCCTGACCAAGCAACTGAAAGACTTGAAAGAACATTATGAAATTTAAAGCATTAGTATTTGTCCGTCTAAGATCACAGGTTGATGATTCTCCCGGAAATGCCGTGAGAGATGCCTGTAAGCGATTGTCAGAGTTAAAGATCAAGAAACTTAGACTTGGTAAGGTGATTGATGTTTGGCTGGAAGCAGAGAGCAGAGAGTATGCTGAGAAAGAGTTAGAAATGCTATCTGATAGATTTCTTGCTAATACAGTCATGGAAGACTGGGACTACGAATTGACTGAGATTGAAGAATTTCCTAAAGGTATTGAATAATGGATGATTTTAACACACCCGGATCTAATAAATCTTGGATGGATGATGGGTTCAAAAAGTATGTAATTCAATATCAACTAGATAATGTGGTGAATTTATTAGATGCTAAAGTAGAACGTTGTCGTGTCTATAATAGCGATAGTAGAGATGAAGTATATCATCAAATCACAATTACCTACAAGGATAAAAACTAATGCAGGCAGTCATCTATTCAAATGGAAGTCAAGAGTGTGAGCGCATGGCATCACTACTCAAGTCCCTCGGTGGAGAGTTTTTAGAATATAAACTTAATAGTCATTTTACTCAAAGAGCATTTGAGGCAGAATTTGGTGCTGAGGCAACGTATCCACAGGTATCCTTAGGATACTTGCATTTGGGCAATATGCATGATACACTAGGTTACCTTAAAGAGCATGGAGTTCTCAAATGACTAATGACAAGTGGAACCGTGGACTGGACCTTTTTATCGAAAGTGTCCTTAAACCAGACCATGCTCTGAGGCAGTGTGCTCGTAATCAAGAGTGCTATGATGAACTCATGGGAATTCGTACTGAAGTCCTGGAACAGTTAAAATCATTAAGAAAAAACTAAAGTGTATCGTATTATACACTTGACATCACATAAATACTAGTGGTATAATTACCATACGTTCATCCGAGAGATCGGACGCAAGTAAGTCGCGGAACGGAGCCGTTCATCCCATGTTAGAACTATTATTTTATTCATCGCTCACCTGTCAACAAGCCGATGCTATTATGCTGCGGATGAAAGCAAATGAGAATATCTCAAATGCTTTTAAGGTAGAGTTGATTGAGGTCATGAAGGAATCAACACCTGAGTGCTACCCATGGGACGCACACGACTGAAGGAACGGGGATTAAAAACCCTCTACTACTTTAGGAGTAACAAAATGACTACAATTACATACCGTGGTGTCAAGTATGACGCCGATAGCTACAAGGCAAAGGTTATTGCCGAGCAAAATGCTCAACGCAATCATAATCTTATGTATCGTGGCATCAAGGTAGAACGTAAGTTTGCATCAAAGTCTTAATTTGGTGCTATAAATAACATGGAGGGGTTAACCCTCCTTTTTACTATGAGGTAACCATGGAAAAAGATAGGTTAAAGTCAATAGTTCACAATTTAAAATTAGTCATAGAGACGTTAGAATCCGAGATATATTCAGACGTGAAAGCGTATACCGATACCAGGGAGAATTACGATAATCCCATTGAATATCTTAATAATGACGACGATGATGGTTACCCCGATTGATTGTTACAGCACCCTTGACAGGGTGCTTTTTTATTGCTAAAATAACTCTGTAGTGTTTCAAACATAGAATGACTGTTAAGCTTATTTCCGTTACTCCTGATGCTGAAAAGCATATGGCATATTGTGCTAGGGTGTCAAATCCAGCAAATCAGGAAAATGAGAAGTTCAGTGGTCTTTTAAAGTATTGTATTAAGCATCAACACTGGAGTATCTTTGAGCAGGCATATATGACTGTTGAAATTGAAACGACTAGGGCAATCGCGGCTCAGATCCTGAGGCACCGTTCATTTACTTTCCAAGAATTTTCTCAACGTTATGCTGATAGTTCCTTACTCGCGTCGAAGATCCCCCTACCAGAACTCCGTAGGCAGGACACCAAGAATCGTCAGAATTCTATTGATGATCTGGATGCGTTTGAAGTTCAAACTTTGGAAATTCAAATGAAAACATTATTTGATTCATCAATGGCATTGTATCAACAAATGCTTGAGCGGGGAGTTGCAAAGGAATGTGCAAGAATGGTGCTTCCACTATGTACGCCCACCAGAATTTACATGTCAGGCTCAGTTCGGTCATGGGCTCATTATATCGATCTGCGCTCTGCTAATGGCACTCAGAAGGAACATATGATTGTTGCTGAAGGTGTACGTGATATTTTCAAAGAACAGTTTCCTGCAGTAGCAGAAGCACTTGAATGGT